GTGGAGATGTTACAATCAATGACATATCTCTCATCACTAAAGGTGGTGAAAAAATTAGTCTTTTAGATGTTTATTCTGGGTTGATGGTCGAAGAAAATATATTTTCTCTTTCCATAAATGGAGCAGTTCAAATCAATGATGTTTATGGTGGACTAGAAAAGTTTCTCATTACTGGTGGTGAAAGAATGAACATTAAAATATCTAAACCAAACAATGGAGATATTTTAATCTGGAGAGAAGACTTAGTTGTAACAAAGATTGGTCCTGGAATACATGATGACATCAGCGGAGGAACATCTTATTCATTATTTTTTACATCAAACAGTTTCGTTCAATCGATGAAAAAGAATTTGTTCAAAAGTTACAAGAACAAATCAATTGCCCAAGCCGTTGTTGAAATCTATCAAGAAATGAGTCCAAACGATTTGTTCATTGAAGATCCTAAAATTACTCTACAAAATCCTTTTGTTTCAACAGGATTTTATCCTCATCGTGCAATTGACTATCTCGCACAAAGATCATGCACGAAAGATAAATTTTTTGTTTTCTTTGAACGATTCATTCCAGTTTATGGTTCTTACCCAGATGGATATCCATTTTCTACCGCACACTATTTTGGAAGTATTGAAAAGTTAATTGAAGATTCAAATCAAAACCCAGTTCAAACAATTTACTTTATGTCAAAGAATGATGCTTTAAGAGAAACTAGATTAATTCGAGGAATTAATTTTCAAAGAAAAGAAAACTTCGATCATATGGCTGCAATGAAACTTGGATTGTACAACAGTACAATTTCTTCAATTGATCCAATTGCACGAACAGTAACAAAACAAAAACTATCATATACAGACAACGAACAAGAAACAAAAGATTTTTACGGAAATAAACTTCTTCAAGCACAAAATGTATTTGCAATCTATGATGATGTTGTCAATCAAACTCCAGGAAGAAAAGTCATTGTGAATTCAATCAATGATTCTGTACCTAGAGAGAATTGGTTAAAAAATCACATTTATGGTCAACTGACTAGAAAAATGTTTAGAGTATCAATTGAAATTCAAGGCGGAACAAATCAAATTGGAGTTGGTCATGTGGTCAATCTATTTGTTCCTAGTTCTTTTGAAAGAATTGCTAATCCAAATTCAACATCATTGGAAGTCGATAGAATACATTCTGGCAAGTATATCGTACACTCTGTTACACATACAATCAGAGAAAATAAGTATACAAAAAATCTTCAGTTATCAAGATCATCTATACCAACTAATTTGAATCGACCAGATGTTAAATCATTTGAATTAACTGAACTGACCGATTTCGTAAGTGATATTGTACTTAATATACCAGGCAATCGTAGAACAACAGGAAGATAAACATGCTCAACTTCAACGAGTACAAATTTTTAAAAGAGTACGAACAACTTGAAGAAAAGTTGATTCTGTACAATGGCGGCAAGAAGTATGGACAGATTGTCTTTCTTGCTGGCGGCGCTGGTTCAGGCAAAGGTTTCGCACGCCAGAGATTTATCTCCGCAGAATCATTTAAGATTCGTGACGTTGATGAACTCAAGTTGGCATTTCAACAACTGAGTACATTAGACAAGTTTACGACAAAACAGTTTATGGAAAAGTATGGCAACAATCTGAGCGAGAAAGATCGTGCTTTGGTTCAATCTGAAATGCTTGACAAAGGAATTACAATCAGCAAGTTGAGTATGAGAAATCCAACGCATGTCTATTTGTTGCACATGATGGTCAAAGCATCTGGCGCAAAAGAAAAGACACTTGATACAATGTTGATGGGTGCAAGAGCAGGCAGATTACCAAACATTCTCTTTGACATTACGTTCAAAGACTTGGAAGAATTCAATCGTGTCATACCAGAACTATTGAGAGTTGGATACGAACCACGCAATGTGCATTTGACTTGGGTTCTTACTAATTACAGAATTGCAATTCAAAACAATAAAAATCGACCACGAACAGTTCCAGAAGACATTCTTCTTTCAACTCACTCTGGTGCCGCGCAGACAGTCTTCAAGTTAGTCAAAGATGGTACACCTTCAGAGATTGATGGGCGAGTTGATGTCATTCTAAATAATCCTGACAATACAGTTTTATTTAAAGACAAAGATGGAAAGCCTATTCGTGGTGCATCAGGATTCACAGTTAAAGACTTCACATATCTGAATCTTAAAGAACCAGGCAAAAAAGCAAAGAGAGAGATTGAAGTCAAGAAGCAATTGCTTCAATGGATTCGTGACAATACACCAGAAGGAACATTAGACACATCCGAATTGGACAGACTATGACAAGCAAAGCAACAAAGACATTCAGACAATTTCTTCAAGGAACTACTCTTTCGCAAGAAGAGTGGGAAGAAGAAGTTTTTGGACCAGAACAAATTGATGAAGTTCTCAAGAAAGTTGATGGCAAATGGGCTATCGTTTCAAAGAAGACAGGTCGCCCTTTAGTCTATTACAAAGGTGAAGGCAAACCGTCTGACGAATGGTTCAGAGATCAAGAAAGACGCATACAATACTTTAAGCACCGCGGATGAAAAATTTTATCGGACAAGACGGCTTTATCTGGTGGATAGGTAAAGTTGTTGATTTGAATGATCCACTCTCACTTGGAAGATGCCGTGTTCGCATTTTTGGTTATCATGGTGAAGAAAAAGATATTCCAAATGAAGACTTGCCTTGGGCAGTTGCAATTCATCCAATCAATACTCCAAATCTTTACGGCACACCTAGAATTGGTTACTTTGTATTTGGATTCTTTCTTGATGCAACTGCGGCACAAGAACCAGCAATGTTGGGATATTTTCCGGGCGCACCTTCAGATGATGTAAAGAATTTTGCAAATGTAACACAAAAAGAATCTGTAGTTTTAGATATTAATGGCGCTAAAATTGAAATAGATAAAGATGGCAATGTATCAATTACTGCAAAAACTACATTGACATTTAAAGACGGAACGAACACACTAACACTTCAACAAATTAAATCTGGATTGGATGCTGGATTAGTCTTACCAGAACCACCACCACCAATTGTTTAGGGGGAAAACTATGACAAATCACGAAAATCTACTCAATCTTTTTGACACCTATGTCGCAGAAAACGACAAATTTGAAAACAAAGGTATCAAAGCCGCAGGAACGAGAGCAAGAAAAGCACTTGCAGAGATCACTAAATTTGCAAAAGAGCGTAGAAAAGAGATACAAGAGGCAAAAACGGTAGATAAATAACACATGGCAATTACGTTTTTTAAAGACCTTTCTCTCGACTTTACGCCACATCCTGTGTCTGGAGATGTTCGTCCACTCACGGATGATACGGCAGTTAAACGTGCTGTATTGAATTTAATCAATACAAAGAAAGGCTCTGTACCATTTAAACCCGATTACGGAAGTAGTGTTGCCGATTACTTGTTTAAAAATGCCGACGTTTTTACTCAAAAAGAATTAGAAAAAAGTCTTTACGACACAATTACAAAGTATGAACCGAGAGTTGAAGTTCTAGTAATTGATGCTCAGTTTGAAGATCAAGGAGTCAAAATCAAAATTGACTTTAGAATTAGAAATACAACAAGAAGACAAACACTCACAACTACTGTTACAAGGACTGCGTAATGGCAGAAAATAAAGACTTAAAAGTTGATGAATTAAATTTTGATCTCATCAAAACTAATTTTAAAAGTTATCTTGGCGCACAGGATCAGTTTCGTGACTACAACTTTGAAGCATCAGGTCTAAATGTCTTGTTAGATGTTCTTGCTTACAATACTTATTACAATGCATTTTATTTGAACATGACTGCGGCAGAGAATTTTTTGGCAACTGCACAAAAAAGAAATTCTGTAGTCAATCTTGCAAGATCGTTAAACTATACACCAAGATCAAGAACTGCCGCAAGAATTGCAGGAACAATTACTGCAACAACAGTTTCTTCTCCAGCAACAATTACAGTTCCGCAGTATACAGAATTTACCGGAACAATTGATGGAGTAACTTATACCTTTTTAACCGAAGAAGATGTGATTCTGTCTTCCGCAGAATCATACTCCGAATCCGTAAGTCTTAAAGAAGGCAAAGTAATTACAAGACGATTCACAGTTAATACATCCGATTCAGATCAAAGATTTTTAATTCCCAATTTCAATATTGATACTTCAACGCTTTCTATTCGTGTTCTCAATTCATTGGTAGATTCGACATCTAGAACATTTATTAGAGTGGACAATCTTGTTGAATTACAATCTACTGATCAAGTTTTTTATCTGGAAGAAGTTGAAGACGGTCAATTTGAAGTTAAATTTGGAGACGATGTTTTTGGTGTAGCACTTGAAAATGGAAACATCATTGTAATGACGTATATTGTAACATCTGGAAGAGATGCAAATGATATTCAAGCATTGACTTATGCTGATTCAATTTCTGGAATCAGCGCAATTACGTTTACTGCTTCAGATCCAGCATCTGGTGGAGATGAGCGTGAGACAATTTCAAGCATTAAGTTCAACGCACCAAAATCATACGAATCTCAAAATCGTGTGGTTACGACAGAAGACTACAAATCACTTATGCTTCGTCAATCAACCGTTGATTCTGTATCTGTTTGGGGAGGAGAAGACAATGATCCTCCAACATTTGGTCGAGTGTTTATTGCAATCAAGCCAACAACTGGTGAAGCATTGACCGCTACAGAAAAACAAAATCTAATTAATACCGTCATCAATCCAAAAAAAGTTCTTACAGTTTCACATGAAATTGTAGATCCAGAATACATCTATTTGTTGATTGATACAATCGTAAAGTATGATTCGGACATCACTACATTGTCTTCCGATTCAATTAGATCATTGGTCATTACAACAATTCAAAACTACAATGAAAATGACATCAATGAGTTTTCAAAATATTTTCGTTACTCAAAACTTTCTCGACTTATCGATGTTACAGAAAGATCAATTTTAAATAATAGTTTGACTATTCGTTTAAGAAAAGAAACTCCTGTTCAACTTGGTGTTGGTACAAGATATGAAATTAACTTTTCAAATGCAATTAATACTGCGACATTGGGTCGACCAGCATCACATCCGTATGGTGCAGGTAATCAGTTAACATCAAATGCATTTTCAATCGCAGGATTTGACAACTGTTTCATTGAAGATAACAATGGATTCATTCGTATCTATCGAACACTTAACAACGAAAACATTGCCGTACAAGTCAATGCTGGAACAATTGACTATACGACAGGTAAAGTCATTCTTACAAGTTTTGCACCAACTGCGTTTGCAGATGGAACAAGCACACTTAAGTTGACTGCCGTTCCTAGCGAAAAGGATATTCTGCCTTTGAGAAATCAGATTATCTCAATTCGTGATGCAGACATTAACGTAACAATGCTGGATGATAAGACAATTAGTTTAGTTAACCGATAATGGCAAATGACGCATATTTTAAACCGTCTCTTCATGTAGACAAGTTCGTACCTGAAGACTATTCGTTAGACACGGAAAGATTTGTAGTCTTTCTTCGTGCATACTACGAATGGCTTCAGACAACGAAAATCACAATTACAGGTCTTTCCGGAACTTTTCAGAGAGATGAAACTGTAACTGGAACAGGCGGTGGCGTTGGTATAGTCAAAGAGATCGGAACTGGATATATCATCGTAAAGATGACATCCAGATTACCATTCAATCGTGCAGAAACAATCACAGGTGGTACGTCCGATGCGACTGCTACAATCAGCACAATCAAAGACAATGTACTTCGTGCGTCAGGAAATCTACAAAACTACAAAAACTTTGAACTCTCAATTGACAAATACTTTGAGTATTTGCAAGACGAATTGTATTCAAGTCTTCCTGCTACAGTTGTAGGAGACAAAAGACTTTTAGCATCAAAATTTAAGCAGTTCTTTGAAAGTCGCAGTAATGAAGAATCGTATCGTTTTCTATTCAAACTTTTGTACAATGAAAATGTAGAATTTTATTATCCAGGTGAAGACATTCTTCGTGTATCTGATGGTAATTTCGACAAGCCGCAAATTCTTCGTACAGTTGTAACTCCAGACATCTTTGATTTTCTCAATCAAACTGTTCGAGGAGAAACGTCAGGCGCACTTGGTAATATTGTAGACATTAAAGTGTTCAATCTTGGTTCAACTGAAGTTGCTGAGATGACACTTAAACTTGTAAGTGGCACATTCAGAGGTAATGAGCAGATCACAAACATTGATGATGAGACACTTACAGGCAACACATATGGAATGATTACTGGATTTACAATCAATGATGCTGGATCTGGTTATGAAGTTGGCGATGAAGTTACAATTACAGGTGATGGTTCGCAGGCAAGAGTTTTTGTTTCTTCGATTTCTGATGCACCAATCAATGCGCTAAAAGTAAATGAGATCGGTCATGGTTATAGATTAAACACAGATGCCATAATTAACAATGCTGGAACAGGTGGTTCTGGTCTGGCTGTTCGTGTAACTGAACTTGCAAACACATACACAATTACAAGCGGAGTAAACACATATACTGCTGGTGAGATCAAAACAGTCTCAATTATAAATCGTGGCTCAGAATACATCAAAGCACCAACAGTCACACTTGAAGACACAACAATTTCAGCACTTGGTCTTCTTTCTGCTGAACTGATCACAATTGCAAATACTGGTATTGACTATGGTGTAGGAAATACACTTGTCTTTACTGGTGGATCTGGAGCAAATGCCGCAGGTCAAGTGGCATCCGTTGAAGAAAGTGTTACATATGATTTTCTTTTTGAAGATGGGTTTCGTATGCTTTCTGAAGACAGTTATTACGACATCATCAAAAATGAAGATTGGGAAGTAAGTGGACCAATTGCAAGAATTGAATTAACAAATTTTGGCGATGGATATGAATCGACAAATTTACCATCAATTACAGTTTCTTCAACAACTGGATCTGGTGCAAATCTAATAGCAACAAACATTCAAGGTAAGTCTGCAAATGTTTCAGTTGACGTAGCAAACAACTCAATTGGTGTTGGTGCGATTCGTGCGTTAGAGATTCGAAACTTTGGTGTTGACTATACAACAGCCAATGCCGATCTAACTGCAATTGGAGATGGAAACGCAAACGTCACACCAATCGTTTCTGGTCTTGGAATTGGAGATGGTGCATTCATCAATGACGATGGTAAGATTGACTTCAAATTCATTCAAGATTCATTCTTCTATCAAGACTTCTCTTATGTGATTAAGAGTGGTATCACATTCAATAGTTACAAAGATACAATTAAGAAGATCATTCACCCAGCAGGTCTTCAGCCATTTGGTGAAATTCTTCTCTTTGATGAAATTGATGTCTCTCCAGATTTTGTCGTTACAATTACGACACAACAAAACGAAATTGCAGAAATTCTCGACTTTATTGTTGAAATCTTCTCTCTCGGAAATGCTTCTGCTGATATTGTCGGTGAAATTGAAATTGATGTAGAAGTTGAAGCAAATTTAATTTTCTCTTCAGATCAAGAATATATAATTTCTAAGTTTGATGTAAAAGATTTGACGGCCGACATTACGAATCGTGAATTTGATATAGAAATTCAAACTACAGAATCAAATGTGTCTGTAACTGCATCTTCAGTTCATGTGATTGAAATTCTTACTGAAGAAGAGGAATACCCAAGTTTTGGTGCG